CCTTTCTTTTTAGCCATGCCAGCTTCTGATAAAGCAATAGCAATAGCTTGTTTAGGAGATTTTACTACTTTACCACCCTTACCTGAATGTAATGAACCTGTTTTAAATTCCTTCATTACCTTGCTTACTTTCTTCATCTTTCCTGCTTTTGTCTTCGGTGCTGACTTCATTATCTTTCCTTAATTTAATAAATCTATGGTCATATCTACAGTCATTACATAGCGGATACTCGGTAGAGTCAAAAGGGTCACCGCATTGATTACATATAGTTACTGAGAATGTCATATAAAAGAAAAAGCCCAACCACGGAGAGAGTGCAGTCAGGCTTTTGTGGGATTACGTTATTAACGGACAGGAGTTGTCCAACAAGTAGTATTATAGCATACTTTGCTATATCTGTTCAACAACATTATGCGTTTATTCGTCTTTCTGCTATTGTCAGCAAGTTATCGTATGCCATGTCCAATTGCCAGAAAAAGGCTAAAGGTGGCTTAGCTCCCAAGTATTTAGCATAAATAGCGTCTTGTTGTCCTTGTTCTAAGCTATGCACGATAGCGTGTATAGTTCTAATATTACTCATGTCCTGAGCTGAACACATCTCTTCAAACGTTTCTGAAGTTGACTCGCCTCCTGAAGACATGCCTATGCTTTTAGATGGATAACCTAGCTTGTGATTATCCGACTTCATCCATAAAGCCCAATCCTCTAGGATGGACAATAAGCGTTCCATACTAATCATATTGTGTTAGCGTATAAGCTACACTTTGTCCAAATGTTTCTTGTGTAGTTCTTTGCTGAAGGTTATGTTTAGCATCATCTGCGTTATGACTAATAACACTTTTTATTTGGTCTTCTGTGAAGTTTGCTGTATGTCCAAATATACCTTGTAATGGATGTGGCTGTGGAATGTAATAGTGCATAAGTCTATTATCTTTATCTTTAAATGCGTGTATATGACCTTCCATCTTCATGGTGACAAGCAAGTTTTTAATAGTATTGTAATTACCATCTACATGTGCTGCTATATCTTTTATAGCTTTAGGTTCTGTAAGGTAAGCTAGTATTTTATCCTTGGTATTCACGATACATCCTTAATTTTACAATGCCATTTTTTCTTATCGTCTTGATGCCAACCATGTACATGAATAATCCAACCAGCTTCACGAACATGTCCTACGTTTTCATGGTCACCTATTTTTCGGCAGCGTGCCGCCATATTACTTGCAGTTGTGGTTTGAACCGCTAATACTTCTTTACCCTTTAAAGCTAGTAAGTCTATAAAGCCAAACAAGTCCTGTCTTATCCTTGCAAAACTATTCCAATGTTCTACTACTGCTACTGTGTATCCTTCTTCTCGTAATTTTTTAAGACTTAACTGCGTTGGGCTAGTTGCCATCAAATTGACTTTCGTTAGGTTTAGATGTTCCGTCTTTAAATCTTTTCTCTACATTACCGGTGGACTTATTAAGTTCGTATTCATAAGCGTGTGGTGATACGTCAGGACTGTTTTTTTCCTTTTTGAATATCTTGTCCCAGTTATCTTGTGCTTCTTGTTCAGAAATTAACAATGGTCTTCTTCCAGAACCTTTACCCATTACTTTACCTCCAAATGTCCATTAGTAAATAACCAACCTATAGTTTTACGGTGTGCTTCTTCCCATGCTGCTATTCTATCATGTTTATCTAACATCTTATCATTATCTATCATGTGGTGGCATTGGTGACATAAAAAAGCTATACGGTAATCATGTCCCTTGATACCTGTTCCCTTACCATCACGCAGTTGGTTAGAGTGTGCAGATACTACAGTTCCGTCTTGCATAGAACACATCATACATGGTGCGCCATCTGCTAATTTAAGTAGTTTAGGGTTACGATAGTTCACTAATAATCCCAACCCCAACCCATAGTCTGACCCCATACCTCTATCTGTTGCTGGTATTCTGTCATTTCTGAAGTTGTTAGTTTAGTACTTGATTTTATAAGTTCTACAGGCATGCCTGCAATTTCTGTTTGGTATCGTAAAAACTTATATCCCATAAGTTCATGTATCTTGTCTTTTTCAATACCAAGATGCTGACCTATGCTTGTATACAATTCCCATAGTCTTTCGTTTTGTTCTAAGCTACGGTTTAGTTTAGCGTCTGTTACTGTTACTCGCCAGCGTTTAGTAAAGTCAAGACTTTTTAGCTTCTCTATAAGCTGAGGTAAGTTGTCTTTGGTTAATGCCCACTTTATCATCTCTCCATCCTTTCGTTTTAAATACTTGTCCGTCTTTAGAAGTTGCTTTGTATTCTATGTCTGAACCAAATAGCTTTTTACATTGTTTAATAAATTCATTTATAGTCATTACCAGGTAGCCCTTCTACCTTCAATTTTATATTTATCCATAGCTCTGTTAAGAACTGCTGCATCATAGTGATATCTTTCTACTGACTGGTCATTGTCTTTACAACGCTTAGCATGAAGTTTAACTCTCCATTGCTTACGAATCTGATAGTGTGTCATTTGCTCTCTCCCTATGTGTGTCAATAATTAGTTTTCTCATAGCTTTAATTTCCATGTTTAACAAGTCAATTAATACTAAAAGTTTATCTAGCTTTTGTGTGTCTGTTAATTTCATTACGGACTCTCCTTATACTTTAAACCTTTTTGGTCAAACCAAAAGTTAAACGAACCTTCCCATTGTGCATTACGCTGCTTCTGAACAAAAACCTTTGCATCTGGAATAATCTTTAACTCAGCTTCAGGTGTTTTACCAACTTCTATTAACTTTTCTTTCTCACGATTACGCCACACACAAATAATGTTATCACATAAGTTTCTGATATGCGAACTTCCCATAATGTTTGTAGCATCAGGTATATCTTGTTCTGACTTTAATTTTCTACTATGTGCAACTAAAAAAATACTTATTTCTAAATCTCGTGCAATGACTGCTAAAGTATTTGTTACTTGTCGTTGTGCATCTAATGACTCTTCAGAAACATCATCTAATTTAACCAAACTATCTATTACAAACACTTCTACACCTAAAATATGTTTACCATAGTAAAGGGTAGCAACCATATCTTTTGATGTGGTAACTCCAGTTTGGTCGTAAATATATAACTTGTCTTTAGCTCTATCACAAAACTTACGTATGTAATCGTCTGTTGGCTCTGGTGAACCTAATGCTTGAGTAACCATACGAGCTAATGTAAGCACAGGTCTCATTTCTAAAGACGCTATTAAACATTTAGTATTCTGTTTCATCATAGACAATACAACTTGTGATAACCACATAGACTTACCATGACCTGATACACCAGTAAGAATTGTTAGTTCCGAAGACCTAACCCTGAACTTATCTTCCGTCTTAACCCAGCCAAGCGATTTGCCACTATGAACTTCCTCACTAAAATACTTGACCAAGTCATCAGCAAATATATCCGTACTCTTAACTTTAAACTCTGCATGTCCATACCCCTCATTATAAAATTCTTGAACTGTTGATTGGCTAACTGTTAGTTTATCTATTACTTCACCTATATTCACTAAATGCCACCTTCCCAAACTTTACGTTCTTGTGGAGCTTCACCATCATTCCATCTCTCCTGGTTAAGCAAGGTAAGTGGAGCTGGTGAGAAGCCATCTTTCCATGATTGAGTATCTTTCATTTTCTTTACATAAGCTATCACTTCATCTGCTATAGAGTCAAGACTTTTATTAGCCCATCTTTCTAAACAAGTTTTCTTGTTGACTTTGCGAACACTAGGATAGTTTTCCCAAAATTCTTCAAACCTGTTGGTCGTTTTAACGACATATATATTATCTTTATCTTCTCTTCTCTTATTCTTCTCTATCGTAACAGGCTCATAGTTTTCTACTAGCAATCCTCTAGTAAATAGTTCTTTTACTATTTTCTCAACAAAATCAATAGGATAGTGAAGTCTAAAAGCTATTTCAAAGTTGTCAGGTAATACTCCATCACTTTCAGAACCAAGACACCACAACTCTACTAAAACAGCTTTTTGTTCAAAAGATAGCCTATGAATATCTATGTTATTTATGTAATCCGTACCATAAAATTTAAACCACGTCATCTTTTTTTGATAACGTGGGTTCTTAGGATTGTAAAGATTAAACTTTTCCCAGTTCTTAATCTTGTACATTAGTTGCCTCATTTCCAATCTTTAAACCTTTTTTAAGTATGACTCTTATAAATCCATACTCTCTATCAGTTAATTCAAATCCTCCATTATTTAATTTACCCTCAGCCACTCCAAATATTGCGTGAATAGCTACTAATGCGTCTCTTTCTGTCATAATGCTCTCCTGTTGGTTAATAATGCCAAAAAAGATTAACACAGGTAATTCTAGTTGTAAACTAATTATTTGCTAGAAAATACTTGACAGGTGTTTTTTATAAGTTTAAAGTGCATTTGTCAACTTTAGGAGAGAGACATGAAAATTTCAACAATGATAATATTATCAGTAGCATTTTGGGCTTATGTATGGCTTTGCTTGCAAATCATGGGCAAGTTAGCAGGGGTTATATAATGAATAAATTTGGATGGGAAAAGGATAGACATAATACCTGGTATAACCAATGGGACTATAAAACACCTAGAAGTTATCGTGAAAGATATGGTGTTGACTATAAACATGACGATACGGAACATCAAGAACATATAACAACAAATATCTTGACTGTCATATTAGTTTTAATTATAGTGGGGATGTTATGTCTACAAAACTAGAACACATAGCAGATATTCTTAAACGATTGAATGACGAACTTAAATTAGATAACGACAAATGGGAGAGAGCAAATGTCACAACAACAACATTACGACCAGGTGATGATGGAACAACACCAACACGAATTACAACAGAAGGAGAGAGAAAAGATGAACTATAATGAACTACGTAAGATTAACGTATCAGACCACATTGAGAAAAAGAATGGTCTATCATACTTATCATGGGCTTGGGCTGTAGATACTCTTTTACAGCAAGACCCAACTGCTACATGGACTTATGGCGAGCCTAAACAGTTTGGTGAAACGCTTATGGTATTCTGCACAGTCCATGCTTTTGGTAAATCTATGACTTCACAATTACCTGTGCTTAACTTTAGAAACCAAGCTATTCCTAACCCTGATGCTATGGCAGTTAACACAGCTATGCAGCGTTGTTTAGCTAAAGCTATTGCATTACATGGTATCGGCTTGTACATATATTCTGGTGAAGACATAGCTCCTGATGCTGAACAACCAGCTCTAAAGGCAGTATCTAGCAAGGACTTTCTATGATAGAACAACGCACAGATGAGTGGTTTCAGCAACGATTAGGCAAGGTGACAGCATCCAGAATATCGGATGTTATCGCCAAGACTAAAACAGGCGTATCTACATCACGTCAAAACTACCTTGTTCAATTAGTATCAGAACGTCTTACAGGCAAGAAAGGCGATAGTTTTGTTAATCAGGCTATGCTAGATGGGATTGAAAGGGAGGCTGCTGCTAGGGAGCTTTATATGCGAACTAGAGGGGTATCTGTAACAGAAGTAGGTTTCTTTGACCACCCAACTATTGCCATGAGTGGTGCTAGCCCAGACGGAGCTGTAAATGCAGAAGAAGAAGGTAAGTATATAGGATTAATTGAGATTAAATGCCCTTTAGAAACTACCCATACAAATACGCTTATGAGTAAGTCAGTTCCTAGTAAGTACATAC